CTTTGGTTCTCATCAAGCATTGAATATTGGGAGTCAATTGTGTCATTGATGCTTGTTAGGTCTGTGCTGAGAGATCCGATTCTGCCCTTTAAGTCACCAATCAAAGACCCCTGACGGTCTTCAAGACTGCCAAGAGCCTCAGTTTGTGCGCTGCTGATTCTTTCGTCGCCAGCAATAAGCTGCTTCAACAAATTGGCCCTTTCATCTAAACCAGACTGGCGCAGTACGTCAGTCTCTGAATCAATACCAGACCGAAGCTCGTCAATGCGCCCCTCTAAAGACTTTGTGATGTCAGAGCGTTGAGATAAAGCGGCGTCTTCGGATGAGGACAGCTCTTCTTGAAGAAGCGCCCTCAGCTCATCTATTTCTACCTGCCTAGCCAAGCTGCTTGCTTCGTCGGTAGCTTGGTTTGCCGCCATCATATTTTCATACTGGCTCGCCATCATGTCTTCTGTGCTTGGCTGTATAGACTGAAGCGTAGACATTGTAGGGGATCTTGGCGCGGCCCTTGCGCCACGGTCATAGACCGGGCGCTGCATCAAGTAGTCATCTAGGTCGCTGTACGCAGAACTTGAGCTTCCGTATGCGTCTAAGGCGTTTTGTAGGTCATTCGACACAGCCATTAGATTCCAATTCCTCGCACGCTGATGCCGCGCCTAATTTGTTTGCGAAGCTGCTCTAGGTCAGGTTCCCCACCAGCTCTAGGCAGTATTCCGCCACTGCCGCCACGGGTTGGTGAGCTTGCAATCTTACCAAACATTCCTCCACGAGTTCGTGGTCTTGTAGGCATTTGCGGCTGCTCAGCTTTTTGAGCGGCTTGCATTTCAAGTTTTTCAATCAATCCGCCCAAAAGACCTTTTTTACGCATATCACCACGCATGGGCGGAGGTGTTCTTTGTGGCATTTCACGGTTCTGTTTTTGTTTTAACGCCTCCTGCAATAATTTTAGAGGATCGTTTGTTGGCATTTGAGGAGCTTGATTTACATTGCCTAATCCGCCGCCTTGGTTGCGCTTTTCATTTTCTAATGATTTCTTTAGGTATTCCATTCCGTCAGGATCAAAGCGATAGACAGGGGTTCCGTCTGGCCTAGTGCCGACTGTATAATTTTGTCCTCTGGATAACTCATCATCCGAAGGTTTGTAGTTGCCTATTACGGGAGGCTCGTATGGGGTTGGAAGAGGAGCAGGGCCACCTTCAAACGGCCCTGTAGGGGATGGCATTCTATTGTCAGATATTGGGCCTGTAGGCATTTGTCTTCGCCCCTTGCCCGGCCCTTGACCAAGAATAGGCCCACCATCTGAAACAGGTGGCGCAGGCATTTGTTTTTTTATGATGTCAAAGATCGACCCCAAACCGCCTAAGCCGCCAGTTGTGTTAGGTTGGCTAACATCATCTCTTTGAGCGTCAGGGTAGTATTTAAAAAACAAATCATCACCCAGCCGCGCTCGTTCTTCTGCTTCAAATTCTTCTTGAGTCGGCCCAGTATATGGGGCATGTGGCTTACCTGTGAAAATGTCCACCGAGCCAAAATTATCTAAAAAGTTTTGGTATGACTCAGGACTATTATTCCTAGCCATAGAAATTGAACCTCTATCTCCTGCCCTTTGACTCATATCATTCTACCAATTCTTGCAAGACCAATAGGCCGCTGTGAATACGTCTTTTTTCTTTTGAACTGCATCGCAGTTGTGGCGAGCGCGAAAACTTGCCCGATTCTTGGGCTGATCTTTCTTTATGCTCATTTTGGGATCACCGTAACGCACAACCTTTACCTGATCGCCTTTCTTGGCTAAAACTTTAAACTTTTTGTTTTCGCCAGAAGTGCGAACCTGCTTGTTGTAACCGGGAAACGACTGGCCCCTATAGGTCAGTCGCCCCGAATCGGTTCTTGTAACGTCTTTAGTGGTAGCCATTACGCGTAAGACTTGATCATTTCCAGAACAATCATGTAGGTATCGCCATTCGTGTGACCCACAGTTGTGAAGTCAAGATCGCCCGTGACCCCAGAACCAGCATTGTTTGGAATGCCGCTGAAATCACTGTAGTCGTGATACCCGTTACTGTCCTCGCTCAGCCCGATAGCCAAAACGTTGGTGCTTGCGTCAAAATCAATCTTCACAGACATTCCAGTACACTGCCACCAGATTCGGTTGATCGTCACGCGGCTGCATGACAACCCGGCAGAATTGGGACTCAAGGCTGAAACATCCACCTTTTTGACTGCGGATTCACCGCTGCCATCGCTGGCATTGGTAAATTTCAGAATAGCTATTCGCTGACCATCTTGAATGGTTTGTGAAGTGACTGCGTCAGCCATAAGAATCTCCTAATTAAGCGATCTGCACATACTCAATGATGAATGTGAACGAACCAGCGGTGGTGGCGTCAACAGTATTGGTGATGTTGCAGAAGATAGTTCTTGCGGTATCTGTGTACTGAACAGAAGCAGGAGCCGTAGTACCGCTTTGAGTTTGAACAACCAAAGTAGTCAACGTTACATTGTGTGCAACAACAGTCGTGCCGCCGTCCAAAATCTCATCAGTTGCTGCCGCAACAATCTGTGCGCCAGAACTAGAAGTACCAACCTCATAACCAATGTCGCCTGTGCCAATAACGGGAGAAACATCACAGAAGATCTTAATATCAGTAATGATGGTGTTTGCAGGCTGCGTAAATTCACCAATAGCTGGGCTATCCCCTGCTGTAGTGTTTACAGTAACGCCAGTCGCGTATCCAACGTGCTTGAGATACTTTGCTGTTACGATGCCAGTAGAAGCAATATCGACTATGTCGGTAGCTGCGCCAGTCGAGCTGTTCTTTGAAATAACTTTGAATCCGTTTTCGGAGCGGACTGCACCATTGAAAGTTGTATTCGCCATCTTAAATTCTCCTTACAAGAGTTAAACCCCAGAATCTTCGTAAGCGTCCACTGAGTTGGTTTCTAGGGCTAGATTAATCTCAGGCCACCAGTCTATGCCAATATCAACATAAAAAAAAGTTAAGTTATTTTCATTTATTTGTGTATACAGACTTGCACATGGACACGGGATAGGTATAATGAACGCATAACAACGGAGAATGATGATGGAAAATGTAAAATACGAAATTGACACCCAGTGGCTTGAGACGCGCTTGCACGACTTCCAAGCTGCGCGACAACGTGTGCTAAAGGCGTGGATCACGCGCCAGCAGGCGGTCATTGCCAAGCTTAACGCTGGCGTAGTCCCCACCGTAGGCAGAAACCATAAGGGTGAATTTACAGGCTTTCACGCCCCACAAGACGGCTACATACATGAGTGGCTTGAGGGCGAGAAAACGCTACGCAAGCAGTTCATGGGTGGTCAGTTTCTGCCCATCGACAAAAACGAAGACTCAATGTTTCAAGGCTCACTTGGTGCGGTCAAGACGCACAAGTTTACTTATGTGCCAGTTGCCAACGTCAAGAAGGCTATTGAAGCAATAGACGCCGTAACCTTACGCGTTAACGCAAACTGTGACCACGGGCGAGGCGTCCACACCGCGCTTTCTGCTGGCAAACATTTCGAGGATCGTGACGGCAACTACGTCTGTTTTGCCTATCTATCAAATGCCACAGATGACGTTGCTGAACACGTTGAAAATGCGCTACTTGGCGAAATCAAAGCTGCCAGAGCAGTCGAGGAAGCTAAGCGTCAGGCAGTGCTAGAGGCTGCGGAGCCATGCCCTACAGGTAAGGTTAAGATCAGCGGTATCGTTCTTACCACCAAATGGCAGGAATCCATGTACGGATCAACTCTCAAGATGTTGGTTCAAGATGACCGAGGCTTCAAGGTTTGGGGTTCAGTGCCATCTAAGCTAGAGAATGTAAAAGGCCGCTCAGTATCATTCTCAGCAACCATTCAGCCATCGGAGGACGATGAGAAGTTTGGCTTCTTCAAGCGCCCAACAAAGGCTACATTCAACGAAGAGGAGGTCGCGTAAGCGATTAAAACAAGGCATAAAAAAAGGGGGCATAAGCCCCCTTTTTTATTGCTTGGTATCTACGCGCCTTGTGAGCCGTAGATGCCACGCCAGTCACTAAAGCCGAAGCTGTAACGCTCACGGGCCTTGTAACGGATGTTACCTGTAGTGAAATCAGGCTCCATTGTGGTTTCCATCGCAGTACGCTGGAACATCTTCAAGCCTTCGCCGCTGTCAGTGACAGAAGTTAGGATGAAGAACGCATCTGGATCGGTTAAATAATGATTAACCGTATACCCGCCGGGCAATACACCCGTGTTGCGTACAGCGTTGATGTCGTTGTCGGCAGTACCAGAACGCAAAGTAGAGTTCAAAATACGGTCAGCAACAAATACCAACTGAGGTGGAACAACAAGCTTAGACGCTTGAACAGAGATCGTTAGACCCTTATCGTCCGTGAAGGTTGATATGTCTATTAACGCATCTTCCAAACTCGTCTCGTTCAAATCAGCCATAGACGTTGCACGGTTAGCGGCAGTACCGCCACCAGCAAGTGGGTGAGCTGTATTGATTAAGGACACGCCGTCACCGCCAGTGAAGCTTGAGCTGAACGCATTGTTCAGTACATCAGCACCCTTGACTTCTTTGGTGTTCGCCATAGAGCGAGCCAAAGCTTTAACGTATCGCTTACCTAACGAGTCATATAAGTTATCTTCAACGGCTTCATCGGTGAGCGCGAACGCTAACGCGATGGTGTCGTGAGTATAACGTGCAGTGAAAGACTCAGTAGCATTGTCAAAGACAACGCCTTGGCCTTCAGTTTTGGTTGGTGCATTACCGAAACCAGTGATGAGAACTTCTTCTTCAAAGGCTCTTTGAGAGTCTTCTACAGAAAATATTTCCTCATATTCCCGGTCATAGCTGTCGTAGCTCATACCGAACAGGCTGTTTAAGCCCGGCTCTAGCTCTTTAGCTAGTTGTGCTCTTGAGATAGCCATTATTTAGCTCCTTTTATGCTAAGCCTGCGCCTTTGATGCCATACAGGTGATTTTCAATCGTTACCAACACATTTGTATGTGCTGCGCCTACGTCTGAGTTTGCTGGATCTTCAGAGATGTCTATTGCTTTAACCGGCAAAGTAAGGCCAGTGCCGCCATCTGTGACTTGAAGCTCAGCTCCAGAAATACCAGTTTTGGTAGATCCAGCAGTCGTATAGACAATATCAAAGTTACCAAACAGGTCAGCAATCGGGAAAGCTATCGCAGCTTGGATCTCAAACACAACCATAGGATCATCAATTACAAAAGCAATGATGTCAGCAGCGTTAGTGCTTGCAGGGTAGTAGTTGCTAAACACTTGCTCGCCAGAAGTGGGATCTGTGTACATACAACCGTTAAAAACACCAACAATAGGCACAGTCCCGCCATCTGCATGAACTTCTACGCCACCACCTGTAACCGCAGCAACCATGTCGCCTTGGAAAATAGATGTGCCATAGTTAGCCGCAATTCGATACCGACTCTGACCGCCGTTGTAGGGTGCGCCACCAATCATTCTGACTGGCTTCATTCCAAAAGCAGCGTCTTGATTCGCCATTTTGAATTCCTCTTATTTTCGACCAAATGTTACGTTGCTGTCGCGCTGAGGATCGTATTTAACATAACGTGAATCGCTGCGAGACTCATTAAACAAGTTGTTATCTAAAGCTTCCGTAGCTTCTTTAGACTTACCTTGATAGTAATCTCTACGCTCTTGCACGGTTTCGTTAGGGATCTTCGCTAACAGCAACCCTTCGTTGTAAACCACGCCTTCATGCCTGCCATTATCCATTGTTGGTAGAGATCTCCATTCTGGAGGTAGCTCAGTTCCTCTTACGAGTTCCCAACCTTCTCTAATTCGACGCGAGACATTAGCTCGGTCTTCCTGTCCCAACATTGACTCCCTAATCCACCGATAAGTGTAACCTTCGGGTGGGGTAGGGGTTTCTAATGAGCGCACTGGACGCCACGGTTTTCTACGAGTCTGATTATCGTGTGACTGCGATTCACGGGATGAACGTGCGTTTGCCTTTGCTTCTGCCATTTTAGTTTGCCTCTCTTGATGCAATTTTTTGCTTCTCTTTTGCCACTCGCTGCAACCATGCCTCTTCAGACATATTGTGCGGCTTAAGACTCTGGAGTCGCTCTAGTTCTGACTTAGAAAAGCTTACGCCGTTCTTATTGCCTTGTGTTTTTGATCGACCACCACCTTGGGTAGCTGAAGCGACTCTTTGCACAGCGGGTCTAGCTTCATTCTTAACGACCTTTGAACCGTTATTTGCGGATCTGGTGTGAGGATATACCGTACCGACACGGGAATCCAGCTCTTCGTAATACTCATCAGAGCCTACATCAAAGCCTTCGTTGGCTAAGTTGTAGTGTACATAGTAGGCGTATTGAGTCGCCTTCATGTTGTCTTCGTTATCTTGATCGGCATACCACGGGTTTCTTTCATGCCACTCAAGCGCGTCTTCTGTTGGTTGAATCTCTTGCTCAACCCTAGCTTCGTTCTGATAGTTAACTGCCTGCTCATTACCCTGAGACTGATACTGCTCCTGAGCAACTTGTTGGCTTTGACGCGACTTAGCAACCCGAAGCTTTTCCTTCTGAATGGCAATGTCATTTTGTAGCTTGTTTGCCTTGGTGATTAAATCAGCGTCACCAGACTCCACAGCTTTGCGATAAACATCGTCAATCTGAGCCTCTTTGGACAAAAGAGCTTCCTGCTCTTTCTCTAAAACCGCACCAGATTGTTGGGTCGTGTATTGGCGATACTGTTGAAGCTCAGCCTCTTTTTGTAAGGCTATCTGCTCAAGCTGTTGCGCTCGCGCTTCAGTTTCTCGGTTCTTTTGATTTAGCTTATTGATTCGCTTAGAAACCGACTTGGTATAGTTTTCAAGCTCGTCGCCTTCACTTACACCCTCAACTGGATCTTCAACAACCTCAATTGATACCTGCTCTTCTTGAATTTGTTCTGCGTTTTGATTTTCTATCATGTGAAACTCACTATGTCTTCTGGGTCAAGGATGGTGCCAATCACCTCGTCATCGTTGATAATTCGCACTTCTTCGCCATCTTCTAGCTTGAAACGCGCCCCGGCATACCTGCCAATCAACACCCATTGCTGCTCTTTACACCAAGGGGTGTCGCCAAACTTCTCTTTATCTGCGTAGCAAAGCGGCCCCATCTTGATCACGGCAGCAACAACCGTAGCAAGGGCTTCGCGGTTAACCGTTTCTTGTAAAAGATGGATTCCGCCGTCTGATGTCTTTCTTCCTTTAAAGGGAAAAACAAGCATCCGCCAGCCCGTGGGGTCTGGCATACGCTCAATGGCTGTTTTGTCTAAAAGGGTTGGATCAAGAAATCGCTCACCACTTGTGACGTAAGCCTCTTCGGTTGTAGGTTTAGTCAAAATTACACTTCCTTATAGTATTGTCTAATTGTTTCCTCAACCAAGTATATAACCTCAAGCTGTCCTTGCAAAGATTTATAATGTTCCATATCTTTTAGCACACCATCCATCATGACCTCGCGGATTAACTCTTTCCGCTCACCAACAACCCTCTTCAACCTTGAACCAAGGTCTATATCATCCACTAAACTTTCTCATGAAAGTTAAAGCCACGGGTTGCAGCGCCTGCGCCACGGGCCTTTATCACCTTAATCTTGCCACCCATCGTGCGGCGAACCAGCTCTGGAGTGGTGGGGGTAGACTTAATTTTTTTCTGAGGTGAATCAACTTTTTCAATCTTGCTTAAATCTTTCATTTTTTGCTCCTAGATGGTTTTTTAGCCTTTGTCTTTTTAACTACATCTTTCTTTGCAGGTTCTGGCTCAGGCTGTACGGTTTCCTGTACGGTTTCTTCAACAACCGCCTCAACCACAGGCTCTGCCTTTTCAAGCGGTGGTGGTGGCTCGGTGCCATTGATGCGAGCCATTTTGGTTGCAATCCTGTGATCGCTAACTCTTTGTTTCTCGGCATCTTCAGCTTCTTTTTTAGCAGCCAAAACCTTTTCAACTTCACGTTCTAATTTTTTCTGTACTTTCAGAGCTTCAATTTGATCTCTGACATAACTGGTTGAGCTTCTAGTCGCCATTATCGGCCTCTCTTGTTTTGCATATCTATAAGTTTTAATTCAGCCTGTTGTTCTAGTCGGCGTATTGCCACATCAAGCTTATCGTCGGCAACGTCTTTTTGCACGTCAATGCGCTGCTTAGCAATTTCAGTTTCAAGCAACTTCTCTTCAGCGCGTTGCTGTTGCTTGGCGTCAAACTGACGGTCATCCATGTCAATTTCTTTGCCTTTTAACGCAAGCTCTTGCTCACGAATTGCGACAAGCGGGTCAGTGTCATCGTTCTGACCAATTGACTGCAACAACTCTTGAGTAAGCTGGGCAAGAATTGGAGCAGAATACTGCTCTATCCCCATCTGAACCTGAGAGTTCATTTGAGCCAGTTGATCTGGCGGAACCTGCCCAGATTGCTGAGCCTGCTGAACCTCTTGCATCTGTTGTTGCAGCTCAGGAGGTAACTGTTCTTGTGCCATTTGAGACGCCATAAACTGTAAGTGTTGCATCATGTGACCAATGATCACGCCCTGTAACTGAGGGTTTTGCGTAACTACCGCTGTCAAAAACAACGACTTGTGTGCATCAATGTGCGCCTGATGATTCTGTGGCTCAAACGCCTGTGCTGGCTGACCCATCAACAGGCCAGAGTTCTCTAGGCCAGCATCAATCGGCATAGGCGGTTGAGGCGGCTGAGGTGGCATTAGCAAGCTTTCAATATCATCTACACCCAATGCCGCATACATCCTTCTATAAGCCTCGTAGATGCCCTGCGGCCCGTGTATCTCAGGGTTAGACTGAACCATCTGCATCAGCTCTTGGGCCATTGTAATACGTTGGCTTTGGCTAAAGATGTTTGGATCAGAGACTGGGATAACATCAACCCTGCCGTCAAAGTCTGCGCCCATAACTTCTTGAGGGCCGTTGCTTGACTGGTAGGGATAACTCGGTGGCAGGTACTCAGCAAATACTTTAGCGAGCAACTGAAACTCTATTCTTTGGCTGTAGTGCAGGCGCTTATGAATGGCGCTCATAACCTTGGTTCCACGCTCCAATAGAGCCACTGTAGTACCTACGGGCATGGCTTGATTTACATCACCTACATTCGTATCAGCAATAGACGCAAACCGCTTACCTGAGTCCACAAGCAGCCCTAGTAGCTGCATGAGCACATTAGAAGGCTCTTTGATCGGCAGGGGTATTAAGTTCTCGCGCAAGCTTGCGCCAGTGGTATCTATGTCACGGAACTCGCCCGGCTGTAGTGGGCTGTCCTCGTCACGAATACGCATACCGCGAGCTTTGAAGCCTGCTGGCAGGTTAGCCAGTGTGCCTGCATCAATTAACTGTCTTAGGATTGAGGTGCTTGATTTAGCTATGCCACCAATCATGTGGCTTAGACCTAGACCGTAGAATCCAAGGCCGGGCAAGAACTTGTACTGAACAAAATAATTAATTTTATTCTTGAGCGGGTCACCTTCAACGTAGTTTCTACGGATCGAAAGCACCTTGCTGCTCTGCTCATCAACTGTGACGATATATGGCAGCTTTAAACCTGTAGGCTCGCCGTCTTCACCCAAATCTTCGTAGCCAGCTATGTCAAGAATGGTGTGGGTTTCAAACACCACGCGGTCACGATCTTCTTGGTATGCAGGCTCAATGCCTTGAATCTCGTCTATCTCTTCTTCAACTTCGCTGCGGCTGACGTTTACACCGCCACCCTTTAGCTCTACATCAGCGTAAAAACCGCTAAGCTGCTGCTTTTTAATCTCATTGCGGCTCATAAGTAAGACGTGAGTGACGCGCTCGGCGCTGCTGAGGTCGCTTGCCTCGTAGGGAACCACCAGATCTTCTGGCGCGATAAATTTGCTCATGGCACGGCTTTGAGCGGTATCGAAGTAAACTTTCTTAAACGCAGAGCCTGCCAGTGGCAAATAGAACAACAACATATCCATTTCGGGGTCGTATTCTTGCATGATGTTCATGATGTAATAGTTCATGAACTGCTGAACACGGTCAGCCTGCATCTCTACTTCTGGGCTGCGAGCGCCAATAATTTCAGTCTTAACTGGGCCTTTGGCTGGCAGTAATTCTTTGTAAGCTTGAGCTTGGAACTGGGTCACAGACTCAGCCAAGATAGGGTGAACAACGCCCGAAGCGCCTGCAAACGGCTGGCTTCTTGCCTCGTCAAACTTCATGCCCAGATACTTGAGGCCGTCAGTGTAGGTCTTTTCCCAATCTGCGCGACTTTCTTTGTCGGATTTAACCGAATCAATGACATCGCTGGCAAGCTTTGATAAATCACTATCGTCAATAAATTCAACAAGGTTTGCGCCAAAATCAATCTGCGACTCTTCTAGCTCAGGAGCGTCAATCTCATCATCAATTAAAATG